GTTTCAACATACATGGTATGGTATATGCCGCGGCAAGGGAGCCGGGAGAACTGGCGGTGTATGAGCGGTTGCTGGAAGAACGGAAGGCCAAAGCGGAGGAAATCAAGGTGCAGGTGGAAGCCTGGCTGAACACAGTGCCGCAGAGAATGCAGCGGATCATTAAGTATAAGATTTTTGAGGGGAATACATGGGCAGAGACAGCTTCGAGGATAGGGAGGAAAGCCACTCCCGATGGTATACGTAAGGAGTATGAAAATTTTATGAAAACAGCATAAAGTTTTTCCGTTTTTTCCTGTTTTTCCGTTTTGGAAATGTTATAGTATAGACTGGAAGATCTGAAAACAGATTTCCTCCACCAAATATTGACGGCCGCCGGCTTTCATCGGTCAGTGGCTGATTTTCTACCCTGGAAGTGGCTTGAAGTCCTGCAAAGCTATATAGCCGCTAAAAAAACTTAACCCTATAGTAGATAAGACGTGACCGTGATTGCAGTAGTCGGTCAGCTATTGGGTGCACTCTGGAAGTAATGGGTTGACCGCTGGACGGTTGCGGGTAGTTTACAAGGAGTGCTTATGTGGAGCATACCATCAATGGCAGATGGACAGGGTCGCGCCCTGGGTTCCGGTTCGATTCCGTGATGTTCCGCTTCGTTCATCATAAGATTTTCTCCTTTGGAAGAGTTCTTGCAGAGATGTGAGGGCTTTTCTTTTGCAAAAAAAATTTATACAGAGTATTAAAAGAGACATTTTTTGCAATACTTTTGGTGTATATTTATTTTCAAAATATATAGAAAAGGTTGACAAAGGGTGTTATAATGAAGATGCAAAACAATGGAAACGAAGTAGAAAAGGAGAATTTAACACAGAAGAAACAAGGAGATGATGCTATGAATAGCAGTGTATTAAGTTATACTAAGCTTGATTTGCACTCCCTTGGAAAGAAAAACGTCAAAATAGTGTCTTCTGAAGAAGCGCTAAAAGATGTAATCCCAATGAAATGGGAAGAAGATACAATACAGGGGAGAACGAAGGTAACAGTAACCAAAAGAAACAGTTAAGGAGTATTAACGTCAAATGTGTAAAGTTGGAGATATCATAGTTGTTAGGAACTATTTAAGCCAGGGACAGACCATTAAAAGACATTCCTTTGTAGTGCTTAGTACAGAGCATGGAGAAATTCAGGGAATGGACTTTGATTTGGTTTGCAATGTTATGTCTTCTTTTCGTTCAGAAGAACAAAGAAAAAGGAAGATGGGATATCCGGGAAATTTTGAGTATCCGGCCGATGCCGAGAATATTAGAAATGGACATGGAAGATCAGGATACATAAAAGCTGAACAACTTTATTACTTTAACAGAGAGAAAACGGATTTTTATGTCCTCGGTAATGTAGAGCCAGAGCTGTTTAATGTTTTAATTGAGTTTATCAACCAACTTAAGGACATTGAGGTTATTACGGATAATTTATGAATTTAGAAAAGGGTCACTCACCAGTGGCTCTTTTTCTATACCCAAAAACGAAACGAATGAGAGGTGGTGGTGATGGCAAGGCCGAGAAGCCCGAACAGGGACAAAGCCTGTGAATTATGGCTGAAAAGTGGAAAGAAACGTCCACTGAAAGATATAGCGGCGGAGCTGAAAGTATCAGAGGAACAGATCCGCAAATGGAAGAATCAGGATAAGTGGGCTAAAGTAACGTTACCTAATGCGAAAAGTAACGTTACCAATCGTAAAGGCGGGCAGCCGGGGAATAAGAATGCTGTCGGCCACGGCGGCACCGGACCGCCGGGAAACAAGAACGCAGTCACTACGGGAGAGTTTGAAACTCTCTTTTTTGATACACTGGAAGACGACGAGAGGCTGCTGATCGGCATGATCCAGCCAGATAAAGAGAAACTACTTCTTCAAGAGATCCAGCTCCTGACAGTCCGGGAGCGCCGGATGCTGAAACGAATTGAAGATTTGCGGGACTGCGATTTCACGACAGTTAAAAAGAAAAAGGGAACAGAAAAAGATAAATGGACAGATTTAAAAGAGGATCAGGCAGTCCTGGGGCAGATCCAGTCCATTGAAGATGCATTGACCCGTGTCCAGGGCCGAAAGCAACGAGCAATTGAGTCCCTGCATAAATTTGGTTTTGATGATGCACGCCTAGAAATTGAACTTATGAAGGTGGAACTAGCAACTCTGAAAATTGGAGGCCAGGAAGCAGAGCAGGAAGATGATGGGTTCCTGGCAGCACTGAATGCAGAAGCCGAAAGTCTGTGGGAGGCAGGAGTCGATGACAATTAAAGAGCATATTGCCAGTATGAAGGAGAAACTGGCTCGGCTGAAAGAAAAGCGGGGAATTCTCACAAAAGTACAGACTTTCAAGTTCCAGCCATTTTCACAGAGACAGAAACAGATTCTTACCTGGTGGCTGCCTGACAGCCCGGTGAAGGATTATGACGGTATTATCGCCGATGGCGCTATCCGATCAGGTAAAACCATCTGTATGTCTCTGTCATTTGTCTTCTGGGCGATGAGCGCATATAACGGTCAGAACTTTGCCATGTGCGGCAAGACTATTGGCTCGTTCCGGCGTAACGTCCTCTTTTGGCTGAAACTGATGCTAAAAAGTCGTGGATATCGGATATCAGATCATCGGGCTGACAATCTGGTGGAAATCAGCCGCGGCCAGATAACGAACTACTTTTATATCTTTGGTGGTAAGGATGAGCGCAGTCAGGACCTGATTCAGGGTATCACACTGGCCGGCCTCTTCTGTGATGAGGTGGCTCTGATGCCGGAGTCCTTTGTCAATCAGGCAACCGGCCGGTGCTCGGTTACTGGTTCGAAGTACTGGTTTAACTGCAATCCGGACGGCCCATATCACTGGTTCAAGGTCAACTGGATTGATAAGGCCATCGGTTATCTTGGTAAGGAAAAAGTGGCAAAAATCCGGGAAGACGCAGCTAAGACAGGGGCTGATCCGGCGCTCAAGAAACTGCTGTATGTCCATTTTACGATGGATGACAATCTGAGTTTATCGGAGGAGATTAAGGCCAGATACCGCAGTATGTATACCGGGGTATTCTTCAAGCGGTATATCATGGGCCTGTGGGCAATGGCCGAGGGTATTATCTATGATATGTTCGACCCTGCCCGAAATGCAACGGACACAGAAGCGCTGGCGGTGTCCTATAAGGCAAAGACAGGACATGATTTTTGGACAGATGAGCGGTACGTCAGCTGCGATTACGGAACTCAGAACCCTACGGCCTTCTTGCTGTGGAATAAGGCTGCTGATAAGAAATGGTACTGCCGGCGGGAATATTACTACTCAGGCCGCGACAAGGGGAGGCAGAAGACGGATAAGGAGTTCTCCGATGACCTGACAGCCTGGCTTGACGGTATTGCAATTAAGGCAGTTATTCTGGATCCGGCAGCTGCCAGCTTTAAGGCTCAGCTGGAGAAGGACGGTTATAAAGTAAAAAAAGCAAAAAATGATGTCTTGGACGGAATCCGGTTCGTGGCCACGCTGCTGCTTCAGGGTTCCATTTTTATTGATTCCTCCTGTGACAACCTGATTAAGGAATTTGCTTCCTACATCTGGGATGCGAAAGCCGGGGAGCGCGGAGAGGATAAACCAGTAAAGGAACACGATCATGCATTAGATGCTCTGCGGTATTTCTGCATGAGCATAATTAAGAATCGAACAGGGATCCGAATTATGAAATAGAGGTGAGAGAAATGGAAATGGAAGTTGTAAAAAAAATGATTAAGAAGTATACGGCGGGGCATGGTGCTTTTCTTGCCGAGGCCGATACTGCGGATCGGTATTATCGGAACCAGACGGATATCTTACTGGAGCCGCCTAAGAAAAGAGAAGCAGAGCAAGGGGGGAACCCGCTGCGGAATGCAGATAACAGGATTCCCCTCAACTTCCACGGCCTCCTGGTCAATCAGAAAGCGTCCTATATGTTCACAGCACCGCCTCTGTTCGATCTGGGCGATAAGGCATCTAATAAAGCATTGACGGCGTTCCTGGGGGATAAGTATGCTAAGACTTGCAAGGATCTCTGTGTAGAGGCTTCCAACGCTTCTGTGGCATGGCTGCACCTATGGAAGGACAAAGTGAGCGGGCAGTATAAGTATGCCATAGTGCCATCAGGACAGGTGATTCCAGTGTGGAGTAATAATCTGGAGAGAGAACTTAAAGGAGTATTACGCTGCTATCATGACATCACGGACGAGGGCAAGGAGCTGGACGTCTACGAGTACTGGAATGATACGACATGCCAGGCGTACGCAATTGAAGCTGGGGGCGTGATTGATACCGGGCTGATGCCGTACAATTCGTTTACATTGATCGACACGGCTGGCAACAGTAGCCTGGTTAATGAGTTTAAACATGAGATCGGCGAGGTTCCCTTCTTTCCATTTTTCAATAACAACACAGATACCGGCGATCTGGATAACATCAAGCCGCTGATCGACGTGTACTGCAAGGTGTTCAGCGGTTTCGTCAACGATCTGGAGGATATCCAGGAAGTTATTTTCGTGCTTACCAACTATGGCGGCGACGATCTGGGCCAGTTCCTACGGGAGCTGAAGGACTACAAAGCAATTCAGATCGAGAACGAAGGCGGCGAAGACAAGTCAGGAGTTTCCACCCTGACGATTGAGCTGCCGGTGGAGGCCCGCAAGGAGCTGCTGACGACGACCCGGAAATGTATCTTCGAGCAGGGACAGGGCATAGACCCGGATCCGCAAAACTTCGGTAACAGCTCAGGTGTAGCCCTGGGCTTTCTATATTCCCTGCTGGAACTTAAGTCGGGTTTGATGGAGACAGAGTTTAAGCTGGGCTTTGGCCGATTTATCCGTTGCGTGTGTCGGTTATTGAATATCAAGATCAAAGACGACACAATCGTTCAGACCTGGACTCGCACCAGTGTCAAGAATGATCTGGAGCTCTCCCAGATTGCCCAGCAGTCAAAGGGGGTGATCTCTGATGAGACTATCGTATCAAAACACCCGTGGGTCGAGGATCCGGAAAAAGAAATGGATATTCTGAATGAGCAGAAGGAAGAAGATGCAGAGGCCCAGCGGGAGATCTCTGAAATGTTCCCTCCTGCGGATCCAGACGAAAAGGACCCAGGCGGCAAGGGCGGTGATGAGTAATGGGATATTGGGAGAAGCGTCAGGAGGCCATGTACAAGGCCGGAGAGATGCAGGTCAACCAGTACTATGCAAAGCTGGAAAAGGCGTTTAACCAGACCAGAAGAGAGCTACAGAAGACGATAGAAGCCTTTTACTTCGAGTACGCCGAGGAAAACGGTTTGTCCTATGCGGCGGCTCAACGGCAGCTGTCAAAGGCTGAAATCGGCAACCTTCGGGACTTTATTGACCTCGCCATGGCAAACATTGGAAAGCATAACCAGACCGTCAATAACATGTCTATCAAGGCCAGAATCACCCGATATCAGGCACTGGAGGCACAGGTGGACGCAATGCTCCGGCAGCTGTATGCGATTGACTATCAGGCCGCCGCAGAGCAGACCATGAAAGCGGTCTACGAGGATACCTATTACCGCACCTGGTACAACATCGATCAGTACAAGGGATTCCATGTCGCATTCGCAAGGGTGGATCCGCACGCGGTTGAGAAGCTGCTGGAGTATCCCTTCAACGGAGCCAGCTTTTCCAGCCGGTTGTGGAAACAGAAGGATCACTTACAGACACAGCTCATGGAGGCGCTGACAACCATGATGGTGCAGGGCAAAAGCCCGCAGGCCCTTACGAACGATTTTGCGAAAAGGCTGAACGTCAAGAAGTTCGATGCTTACCGGCTCCTGCATACAGAGAGCTCCTTCCTGATGAGTGAGGCCACCCATGCAGGGTACAAAGAGGACGGTGTGGAGAAATACCAGATCCTCGCAACATTGGATAGTAAGACTTGCGATATCTGCGGCGATTTGGACGGAGAGGTCTATGAGGTGGAGAAGGAAGCTGTTGGCGTGAACATGCCGCCATTCCACTGCTTCTGTCGCTGCACGGACGTGCCGTATTATGACGACGACGGCCGGCCAGGGGAGAAACGGGTAGGCAGGGATCTGGAAACAGGAGAGGACATAGAAGTGTCAGCAGACATGACGTATAAAGAATGGAGGAAGCAATATGTACGAGATTAGATTGACGAGCGGAGAAGAAATAAAGATGCACAGCGAGAAGAGCGCTGACGAGATACTTGAATGGCTTAACATGATTTGCGAAGAGGGTTTTGAATTTATGAGTTGTAACCAGCTAGATGGGAAAACAACCATGATAAGAATCAGTGAAATTCGAACAATTACTAAGTTATAAGCACGCAGGGTAAACCTGGGTGCTATTTTTCGCCTTCCTGGTATCCCAGGCGCAAAAGAGGGAGACATCACCGGGCACGACCGGGATAACAAGTGAAGATGAATCGAAAGGAGTAAGATGTCATGAAGAAAGAAGAGTTAGTAGCAAAGGGATTATCGGAGGAGCACGCGCAGATCGTGATTGATGCCTGGAATGAGGCTGTTAAAGGCTTTGTGCCGAAGGAGCGTTTCGATGAGGTAAATGGAAAGCTGAAGGAGGCCAATACCACAATCGAAACACTGAAAAAGGACAACTCAGAAAATGAGGAACTTCAGAAGCAGGTCAAAGAGTACAAGGAAAAGGTGACAGCCCTGGAAACTACATCGGCCAATACAGTGAAGGAATACGCTTTGAAAGACAAGCTGAAAGAGGCTGGTGTGGTTGATGCTGATTACATCATTTACAAGCAGGGCGGGCTTGACAAGTTCACGTTTGACAAGGACGGGAAGCCGGTCGGAATCGACGATATTGTGAAGCCCCTGAAAGAATCCGCTCCCCATCTGTTTAAGGCAGATCCGGGACCAGACTATAAGCCGGCAGGAGGTGGAACTCCCCTGGCTAAGAATCCATTTGCAAAAGACAGCTTTAACCTTACCGAACAGGGAAAGCTGCTGAGAGAAAATCCGGCTCAGGCACAGGTATTGGCTGCGGCAGCCGGAGTAACCATCAACGTATAAGAAAGGAAATAGGTGATTAAATGCCAGTAACAAAATTATCCGATGTCATTGTACCGGAACTGTTCACACCTTATGTCGTGAACCGGACCATGGAGTTATCCGCACTCTTCCAGAGCGGAATTATCACAAATAATGCAGAGTTTGACCGCCTGGCCAGTGAAGCAGCGCCGATCCACCAGATGCCGTTTTTCGAGGATCTGAGCGGAGATTCTGAGGACATTATCGAGGATCAGGATCTGACTGCAAAGAAGATCACGTCTAACAAGGATGTATCTACGACAGTGCGCAGGGCTAATATGTGGGCTGCCACAGATTTATCGGCTGCGCTTGCCGGCAGTGACCCGATGGCCGCCATTGGTGATCTGGTAGCGGGATATTGGGCGAGAGAGTACCAGAAGATTCTGATCCAGGTGCTTTCCGGAGTGTTCGGCAGCTATCAGACTGCAACGGAGCCGGCAGAGACCAAAACACCGCTTGCAGACCATATCCTGGATATTTCTACGGCAGGTTCAGCGGCGGCCCAGAAGATCAGTGCCAGCGCTTTTATTGATGCTTTGCAGCTGCTCGGTGATGCCCAGGGACAGCTGACGGCTGTGGCCATGCACAGCGCCACAAAGGCTTTTCTGAAGAAAAATAACCTGATCGACACAGAACGGGATTCTACTGATGTTGAGTTTGATACCTACCAGGGACGCCGGGTAATTGTGGATGATGGCTGTCCGGTTGCAGATGGCGTATATACCACATATCTGTTTGGCCAGGGGGCAATTGCATTCGGAAATGGTTCTCCCGTCGGCTTTGTTGCTACTGAAGTAGATCGAGACAAGAAGAAGGGATCTGGTGTAGATTACCTGATTAACCGTAAGACGTTCATCATGCATGCACGTGGGATCAAATGGACTGACCTTGCCAGAGAGCATGTAGAGACTCCGACGAAGGCGGAACTGATGAATGCCATCAACTATGAAAGAGTCTATGAGCCGAAGCAGATCAGGATCGTTGCGTTTAAGCATAAGATCGGATAAGGAGGTCTGACACATGGCAGTTAAGACAGTACAGGCCGTAATTAACGGTGTTACAACCACACTGACCTATAACAGTACCTCGAAGAAATATGAGGCCACAATTACAGCGCCGGCCACGTCGTCTTATAACAATAACGACGGGCATTATTTTTCCAGTGACGATTAAGGCCACGGACGAGGCCGGGAACGTGACCACAAAAAATGACACAGATGCCACACTCGGAAGCAGCCTGCAGCTCCGCGTAAAGGAGAAGACGGCCCCGGCTATTACAATCACATATCCGACGGCCAGCGCACTGATCATCAATAATAAGCCAGCGATCCGCTGGAAGGTTACGGATAACGACTCTGGCGTCAATCCAGATACGATCGGTATTACCATTGACAGTGGCAGCAAGGTTGCAGGCAGCGCCATTACAAAGACGGCCATCACTGGTGGATACGATTGTACTTATACACCTACGGCGGCCCTGGCTGACGGCAGCCATACCATTAAGGTTGACGCAGCTGA